ACAAATCCTCATAAGGTTTTTTGAATGGATTCTTTTTATTTGAATTATACTGATCATGACTAATTCCTCTTACTGGAACATTAGTGTTTAAACTTAAGTCTACTGATTCAGATAATATATATTTTACACTATCAGTGATTACGACAATTTGTCCATTATATTTGCCAGTTTTAGCAATAGCTGACGTATTAAATTCAAATGGAACGAATAATTTACCTAATTTTCTACTGATTTCCTCATTACGTTCAGCACCCGCTCTATATAGTTCGTTTATTAAATTAGCATTAGCTTCATTTAATAACAATAATATCTCAGAATCTTCGTATCCTGGAGCGTCTTGTGAAGCTATGAACTCATATCTAATATTGAATTGTTCTATTAGTTCGGAAGTTGTCATTATTTAGCGTTTTTAATTAGAGATTCAATCTTTAAATATACATCACTAGTGATCTCTTTAGCATCAGCTAAGTAATCAACTAGTTCATTATACATATAGTCAACTCCTTCTCCAGGTATATTATAACTATTACGACCCTTCTTAGTAATTGCATTAGCTCTTAAGGCGTTTAATATAAATAACTTAATAGTAGCCTTCTCATCAGTAGCTAAGCGAACAATAGTTGCGATATCACTCTCAATGTATTTTTTAACTTCTTTACGTAAGAAATCAATACTACTATCTACTGCAACCTCTTTTAAACTCTTAGTTTCTAACATGTATATTCCAAGGAACTCAGCAAGTTTCTGTTTAGAATTCTGTATACTACCAAAATGTGTCCATGCCTTAGTTAGTAAATCTGTAGCACTAGATTCCTTTTGAATTTCGTAATCTTCATTCACTAATGCAAAACGATACTCACCTCGGTTAAATCGTTCTTCCCAACTTTGGGCTACTAGTGGATTATTCTTTAAAACTCTATATCTTAGATTATCCAATGGATCAGCTAAATTATATTCATAACCAGTATTCATTAACTGCCAATCTTTAGTAACCTTGACATAGAATTTATCCCAATAATTATTGGTTTCTGTATGAATATTAAGATTTCTTCCACCTAATCTTTCTTCAAAAAATTCACGTTCTTCTTCTGATTCAAATGGATTAACGTATGTACCAGTAATTGTTTTTGGTAACTGCATCCAATTTGTAGCACCAGTATATTGAAAAAATGATACGTGATTTTTATCTGTAATTAACTTTCCTCCTCTTGGGATAGGTTTTAAATATACAAACCGTCTTTCAAGGAATTTCTTCTTAAATCCTTCTTCTAATGTAATTTTGCTCATCTTCTGCTTAATTTATTATTATTAATTATTAAAACATAAATATAGTAAAAAGTGGTAGAAGATCCAAATCCCCTACCACTTAAAATCTACTATTATATGATAGATAAAAGGGAATATTATTTAACTATCTATATTCTATATAATTATCTAGTTATTGTTGGCAAGATTCTAGCAGTCTTTTTAGGATTGATTACCATTACGCCACCAATAAATCCTTTAAATACAGAATAACCATCAACTGAAGTTGCCATAGAACGAGGCTCTTGACGCTTATTGTATGGAGAGAATGGATCTCTTAGACCACCAATATAACCAAAGAACTCTTCTTCATCCTTAACAGAAACTTTCTGAATATTTGCTTCTCCAGCAGTAGTACCAACATCAAAGATCTCATATTCATAAGAACTAGCTAATCCACCGTTAGGATGTTTAAGAGTATTAGGATAGCCATCTTTCATTGGATCAATCATAATCTTAAATTTAATACCATTAACTGATACGTAATTTAAGAATTGACCTTCATCTAATGTAAACTTACCCATACCATCTTTAGTGATATTAGTATCAGTCTGTAAATAACTAATTCCAGATGCTTTTAGGGAAGCTGATTTATGGAATTGATATGCTCCATATTCTCCAGTAGAAATAATAAACTCTCGTCTATCTTCTGGAATCTTCTGGTAACTCATATCTAATGCGAAATCAGTAAGCATATCAATAGAGAATGAACTGTATGTTAAAAGATTACCATACTCCATTTGATCATATAATCCAAATCCAGCACGAATTACGTTTCCAGATTCACCAGTATGGCCATAAGAACCATCCTCAAGTTTATTTGATTTACCATACAAGCATACGCGGGCTTTATCTCTCTCGAATTGAGTAAAGAAATCCCATCCTAACTTATCAATCCAGCGAGTTTGAGTCTTGCCATCCTGATCAATGAAAGCGTAAGCCAATGGCTTATTCTTGCCTTTAGAGATCATATTACCGTATACTTCATAATTCTTACGAATCATAGATGTTACATTCTCCATTTTGTAAGGAGCTGTATGATGTACACTAGAACCTCTCTTAGAACCCTCTTGTTCAACCATGCCGAACAATTCAGACCACATAGTTCCTTTACTAACTTCTGATGCAGGAAGGAATAAATTATCGTCTCCAGTAAATAACTGAACTTTATAACGATAAAGGTTTCCAACTGCTACAGCGTCTTCTAGGACACGTAATTGATAGATCTCGATTTTAGGGCCAACGATATGTGAAGTAGCTGAGAAGTAATTCTCTGGATACCACATATAGAAAATACCTCTACCTAAACCTGATTGAGCAGCATCTGTTACTAAAGTAGTACCAGCCTCATCAATAGTGGCTTTTTCCAAAGGAATACTTCTTTCGTCAGATCCATGAAGAAACCACTGGTAAGTAGTATCATCATTAATGTATTTGGTTGGAAGTTTATTGATGAACGACACAATATTATCCGATCCAACATTTACATCATATAGTCGGTTCATAACTTTAGAGATGATCTCTGGCTCTTGCATGCCTAACCATCCTAAATGCGACTCTCTAGTTAAGTGTGACCAGTGTTTCTGATCAACGATTTGTAATGCACTAATTTTATTACTCATATTATTTTGAAATTTAAAAATCCTTATCTGTTATTTAAAATTGAAGCTGTAGATTTAATCATATCCTGGGCTTCCTTACTTGTATCTCTAACTCGCATAGTGCCAGTTCTTGTTGTATTATTAGCTAAAAATTGCTCTAATTCATTAGCTTCATTTGTTGTTTTAACTGTCTTAACTTTATCCCAACTCTTACCTTTTTCAAAGAATCCAGTCTGTAATAAATATGCTAGTTTTTGATCAAATTCAATAGTGTCTTCTGAGCGCTTGGCCCAAATAGCATTAGTAGTGTTACCATCCTTCCCCTGAACTGGCTTAGTAATAAGTTCAAACATTTTATCCTTAGTTTGCTTATTAATTTTTTGTCCTGGAAGTATTTCTTTTAAATCCTCAATAGAAGACTTTAACTTATTTCTACTATCCTCAAGTTGTTGTTTTTGTTGAGTATCTCGATCCTTAGCTGAAGTCTTTTCTTCATCAATTCTACTAACTATAGTTGCCTTAATACTTGCTAAAGCATCTTTAGCTTCCTCAACGTCTTCGCCCAATTCAAAACTCCTATCGACTAGTTTTTTAATCTTAACGTCTGTAAGTTTTGTTGTGAGTCTATAATGCTCCATTATTAAATCTCTTCGCAAAGATTCATTATCTTCATCGTCTAATTGAGTTTCAGTAATAGCATCGAATGTATTTTTTGTTGCAATTAAATCTCCTGCAGCGTTCTTATCTACTCCACCTTCAATTAGAGTTAAGTATTCTTGATAAGATTCATCATAATCTGACTTTAATGAATTTGATGCATTATTTACCTCGCTCTGTATTAGAGATCTTAATGCTTCGGCCTCACCTTTCTCATCAACTAAAGATTTAAAATCTTCGTCAGAAATAGTTGAGATGATCCCCTGATCCATTAAGTCTTTAGCAAGAATAGCTGTGAAATTAGAAGGAGCAGAATTAGAAGAAGATTTATCATCGCTATTTTTATCCGAATCAGGGGAATCTACCTCATCTTTATTATCTTTATCATCATCAGAAAGATTTGCATTAAAAAATGCATCAATATTCAAATCATCATCTGATGTCTGTGTGTCTTTATTTATCGTAACGTTATCGTCCTGCGAAACGTCATCATTACTATCACTAGGCGCGTCATCGCCAAACACGTTGTTGATGTCTATATTTAGATCACCATTAGACATGTCGTTAAAATTTCCAATATTCTTCATCTTCTTCTTATTTAAATTCTAAAACAAAAGTATTTATTATAATCTATTATATCAAGTATTATTTTACATTATATTTTTTAGTATAACTAAATGAAACCCTAAGACTACTTTTTAGTAGTCCTAGAATTGTTAGATTTAATCTTTATCTCCGCATCCTTCTTATTTTTACGGATAGTTTCACTTAATTGTTTTTCCTTGATGTCCTTATCGTCAGCAAGTTTTTGCCTTTGTAATTCAAGTTTTTGACGATCACCATCACCATTATCTCCAGCTAATCCAGCTATGATTAATCTAGTTTCGTTATCTCTAATATTACTAGACTCTTCTACATCTAATCTACGATGTTCTAACTCTGATTTAGCAGCTTCCTTCTCAAGCTCTGCTTGTATAGCTCCTTGCTGTATTTGTTCTGCTGATGTTCTGTTAGCTTGTTCGGACTCTGATTGTCTACGCTGTAGATCTTCCTCGAATGTTTCAAGCTTACGTTGTAGTGAAATAGGATCAGTAGTTCTATATAATTCAGCAATCATAGATAGCGTTCCTCCATTTTGCATAAATGGCTGAGCCAACGACTGCATTGCTTGCATCATTTGAGTGTCTGAAGATGCAGTAGTAATATCTATTCCAAACTCACTCTCCTTAAAATCTTCTCCATCGAAGTCTAGAACCCCAATAGAGCCATCGTCAAGCATGAATTGTGTCTTAAACTTATTATTCCTCCATGCTATCTTTGCAGTCTCTAAGAACGCACGTAATGCCCTTACTCTAAAGTTATCATGCATTGAGAAATACTTCTCAGTTATATGAGATGATTGCGTAACAGCTCTTTCAACTCCACCAAGAGTCTCTCTATTTTCAATAGCTCCTTTGCGTTGTGGCGTAATTCCAGATATATCCTGTAATCTACGCTCAACAAAGTCAAGTATAACTAGCGTTTGTTGTATAATGTTAGCATCTCCAATCTTAACTGTTCCAGAAGATGTTTGCATGTGTCCCGCAAGTTTACCTTTAGCAGCACCTTTTTGCCCTTCATTAAATGGATCTTCAAACGCAATGCCCATTTGATCCATATAAAATAGCCACTTATCCATACCCCATCCATCAGGTATCATTGTAGTATTTAATCTAGCAACCTCACCTTTATATTTTATAACTTGCTCTCTCAATTTATGCATAAAGAAATTATACATTAATTGATATGGTTTCATCATAGAGAATAATGACTTTGCTTTAGAACTATTAACATTAAATACAGATCCAACTATTCCAGAACTGCATTCTGATGGGTTATCTTTAGATCTAAACTGAACTGGTCTTGGGCCTTTTTTAACATAAATATCATCAGCAATTCTAGTACCCTCATACCATTCTGAAATCCATCTCCATGTTACATCTTCGCCTAAATCCTTCTTAATAGGATAATCCTCATCAACATATTTCTTTTGAAGATCGTTATTTTCATCAATGTAAGACATTATTCCTATCTTTCGCATGCCTTTCCAACGAACCTTTGTTACTCTAGTGTTGCCATCGTCATCATGAGCACCACCATAATAATTACGATTCTTATCGTTAGCCGTAAGGATTCCATCTATACCAATTTGATCCACGTAACTCTGTAGGTTGATCGGTTGATTTATTAAATTTTCCCTAAATATACCACTACTACTACTAGTGCCAGATGTATAGGCTTCCTCTAGTTTTTTTATATCATCAGATGTTAATTCATCATAATAATCATCTATAATCTGTCCAGCTGGAAGATATCCAGATGTGACTATTATTTCTGAGTCTTCGATCTTCCATCCTTCTCCAGAACGCATTGTATATAGATTCAGTGGATTAATCTTACGCATTACTGGCTTTCCAGCAAGTATATCTGTCTCGATAATCTCTTCACCAGCAAGAAGTAGATCTTCATAACACCTACTAAATATCTCTTTAAAATCTTGCGTTACAAATCCGTATTTGATTATTTGTGATGCCATTCTTTCTCGCGTATCACGATAGTCAAATTTAGCCCACTTATTAAATTCCTGAATATCTTTAGAAGCCTGAGCTTCGTCAAATGATGAAGATAATATTCTATCAGTTACAAATTTATTGAACTCGTCAGTAATTGTCCTTAATTTAGTGCTAACAGCATCATTATTTATTGCAGTCACTACTGGATTAAATAATCTCTTGCGTTCCTCGCCAAGCAACACATTGATATTTGGATTTGCTAGTGGGTAATTTCTATATTCATTTATAAACTCTGCTTCGAGCTTATATGGATTAACAACTGCTTCAACCTCTTTCGGATCTACTAT